TGTGGTTCAATGTTCGGGCTGATGTGGGCGAATCCTCTTACTGGTCAGAGATTGCAGCCATTCAAACATTGGATAATCTACTTGCTCAAGGCCATATTGACATCATTGCCTACTTGGAACGTGTACCAGACGAATATATCCCACAAAAAGAGGAATTATTGACTCAAATTAAACAGAATATGCAGATGCAAGCAGAACAACAAGCCATGCAGGAACAAATGATGGCACAAGATCAGATGGCGCAGGAACAACAGATGGCAGAACAGGAACAATTGCAGGCAGTGGAGCAAATAGCGACCAAAGAAGAGAAGAAACCACACATCTTCGACCAATTACTCGCCCAATTGCCAAAACATCAGCAGAGAGCCTTTGAGAAGCTCTCACCTGAAGAACAAGATGCGATCATGAATCAATTAGTAGCCGAACAAGAAGCCGAATAAGGCTTTTTTATTTTGTCCTTAGCATGACAATAAAAGGCTATCGACCTACCACAGTCGAAGGAGGATTAATATGTTTGAAGATGATGATATGATTTTACCCGATGATTTCCAAGAGGATACCACACCTACCGAGGAAGTCACAGAAACAGACACACAGGACACAGATATTGAATCTGTAGAGGATACCAAACCAACAGAGGAAGTCAGTGAACCTGTAGAAGAGCCTTTCCTTAAAGTGAAGTTTAACAAAGAGGAATTGGCATTAGATGCAGAACGTGCCAGAGAGTTAGCGCAAAAGGGACTTAACTACGATAAAGTGCAGGAACGTTTGCAATCGCTTGAAAGTGATCCACGTTTATCCTTTGTCGAAGAGTTAGCCAAAGAGCAAGGAATGGAAGTCAACGAGTATTTAGATGCTGTGCGGGAAGCCAAGGAACAACAACGCTTAAATGAGTTGTTAGAACAAAACATTCCTGAAGAATATGCACGGGAAATACTCGAAAACAAAAAGTTTCGTGAACAGCTCCAAGAAGAGCGACAAGCGAAACAAGTAGAAGAAGCACAAAGAGCCGAAGCAATGGACTTCTTTGATTTCTTCAAGGAAGCCACAGGCCGTGACTACACACCAGGTAGCAAAGAAGATTTACCTGATGAAGTAATTGCTATCCAAGAAGAGCAAGGCATTCCATTAAAGTTTGCCTATATGCAGTATCAAAACAAACAACTACAAAACCAAATCAAAGTCTTAAAACAAAATGAAGAAAACGCCAAGCGTGCGCCAATCGGTGGTGTATCTACACATGGATCCACTGAAATCGCAAGCGAGGACGATTTCCTAGCTGGTTTTAATTCTATCTAATAGGAGTGATATACAATGGCAGTAAACTTAGCGAGTAAATATTCAAGTCAAGTAGATGAAAGATTTAAATTAAAATCCCTCACACAAGCAGCAACGCATCAAGATTATGATTGGGATGGTGTCAAGACAGTAAACGTTTATTCAATCGCTACAAGCGCGATGAATGACTATACTCGTACTGGAACAGGCCGTTATGGTGTAGCTGCAGAGCTTGATGACACGGTTGCAACTTACACTCTAGCGAAAGACCGTTCTTTCACGTTCACCATTGACCAAGGGAACCGTAAGGACTCTATGAATGTTAAAGAAGCTGGTAAAGCTCTAGCTCGTCAACATGACGAAGTAGTAGTTCCAGAGATCGATATCTACCGTTTAACAAAATGGAATGCTGCAGCAGTAGCTAACGGTGGTGTACCAACTGCAACCAACATCACTACTTCCAATGCTTACAGCTCATTCTTAACTGCCCAGGCTTATCTTGATGATAACAAAGTGCCACAAGAAGGACGTATTTCTTTTGTAACACCAGGCTACTTAAACAAAATCAAGCAAGATTCCACATTCTTGAAAGCATCTGATCTAGGTCAAAAAGCGTTAATTAATGGTCAAGTGGGTGAAATTGATGGAGTAGCAATTGTTAAAGCTCCAACTTCTTACTTCCCTGCAAAAACACCGTTTATCATTGTTCATAAGTCGGCAATGTGTGCGCCTAAGAAGTTACAAGATTACAAGATTCATGATAATCCTCCTGGAATTAATGGTAACTTGGTTGAAGGACGTATTTACTATGATGCATTCGTCTTAGACTCACGCAAAAAAGCCGTTTACTCTTGGTTGGAGGTGTAATTTAAATGGGACGATTTTTTGAAATTGAAAATAACGAAGGCAAAAAGGTTCGTGTTGTTGCGATTAATGACATCCAAGCAAGTGCTTATTTAAACGAAGGCTTTGCTGAAGTGACTGAAGAAGAACCAAAGAAGAAGAAGTAACAACAAGAAGGGGTGGGGGTTTCCTGCCCCTTTTTTATTTGTATATGGGAGGTGTTTGAATGAACCTCGATCAACTTATCGAAGAGATTAACAAAGATTTAGATGATGAATTGGACAACGCCGAACTAATTGGATGGATTAACCGGTGCATGGATGACCTGTCACCTGTTGTCAAACTTCAAAAGAGTGCCATTATATCCAAAGTTATAGGTCAAAAAGAATATAGCTTACCATCGGATTATATACGAGCGGTGCAGCTGGTGGATGGTATGAATCCATTGAACGAAATTCCTTTACGAGATACCCAAACAGAAGGCTATAAGCTATGGGGGAATCAACTCATTCTGCAGCCTACACCAACAACTACAGGTGATTTGGATTTGTATTATGAAGGAAAACTTCCTCACCTTGTAGATCCAGAGGATGAACCACAGATACCAAGTCCATTTCATGACTTGTTTATTCTATATACCGTAGCAAGAAGGCAATACCAGGATGAAGAAGAAAGCTTACAAATGAACGCCTGGGCCGAGTATCAATCACGTAAAGGCGATTTAATGTCCTTCTATCGTAAAACGAAAATCACTCCAATACAGGATGTGTACCGTTATGAGTAGTAAATTATACGGACAATTAAAAGACTTTTCACTGGGCATTAATCAAAAGGATGGTCCTACTCTCATTGCGGATCAAGAGCTAGTCGATGCAGAGAATGCCGTACTAGGTAAAGGATTCGTACAAAAACGGAGTGGATATGAGCCTTTTGCTTATGCTCCTACGCAAAGCACACTTTATTTATGGAATCAATTCGGGGTAAAGAACTGGAGTGAAGTGTAATGGCAAATACCCTTAATTATAATTTATACAAGCCAAATCGGGTGGATAACGAGCCAGTAGACACCACTTTGGCAGCGAATTTTGAAATCATCGACACAGAACTCAAAAACCGTAAAGATGATTTAGACACTCACCAAGCTTCTACCACGGCTCATGATTCAGAAAATATCACACATGAGTCATCCAATGTCAAACAAGCCTTTGTCGATGTGAATAATCGAATAGACGGGGTAGATACAACAGTAAGCCTATTAGATACCCGGGTAGATAATATTATCGCTCAATCAGGAACAAGCGACACGGAAGTTGTGGATGCCAGAGGAACATTTACTGTGTTGCGGGATCGGCTCACAGATGTTGATTCACAATTGACAGAAAAAGCGAAGAAGTTAGACGGAACAGCTACATTGACTTATTATGTATCACCTACAGGTCTTGACACGAACGATGGTCTTACAGTTTCTACCCCATTTCAAACTTTACAAAAAGCCTTTGATACAGTTAAAAACGTTTATAATGTTATTGATGGTACTGTAAAAATCGACTTAGCGGCAGGAACTTATGAACAATCAGCGTCAATTGCCGATGTAAAAACCAAAAACCGAATACAAATCATCGGTAAAAAAGATGTGAATGGTATTCCAACGGTTATTTTTGAAGGGGCTAATAACGCAAGCTTATCCTATGCTATGTCATTTTCAGGATATATGTATGTCATGGTACAAGATGTTAAAGTGCAAAATTACGGAAATAGCGCAAGTCGAAGCGGTATTGTAGGTCAGTTGTACTGTAATGTTTGGACGAAAAATGTTCATGCGTATAATTGTGGCTTTGCTGGGATTAACATGGATATTTTCTGCCGATTGTATGTGGAAGGCGGAATCATTGATAACTGCCGAATCGGAATCAGAGGCTACTCCAATTGTGTTGTAACTATTGGATATAACAATTCAAGTGAATTATATACAGACCCTAACGCACCTATCATTAAGAATTGTACCGAAACTGGTATATTAATCTACAACATGTCAACTGGACACTTAGACTTCTGCACGATTGAAGCGAACGTGACAGGGGTAACGATTCAAAACTCCTCACGTTTACACGTTTGGAAGAACCTAATCAAGAACAATACCCTTTATGGTGTGTTAGTGGGTACGGGTTCAACCTGGTATAACGATACAAACACCTACACAGGGAATGCAAAAGATTATAAACGTGGAGCATTCAGTAATGAATTGAATGAAAACGAATACTACACACCAATTATGAAAATCACACCCACGGTATTCTTGGATAAGGTCACACATACAGGTTCTACAACAGAGACCTTTTTAAATACGATTAATTCAGCTCTTGTTCATCAAGTAACGGCAAATACCTTTGTAACAAAAGGACAGAAATTAAAGATTATCGTAACAGGAACCTTTGTAGGTCTTGGAACAAAGACCGTAAATGTAAAAATCGGAACATCTTTAATTTCAGGATACACTTCAGTAAGTGGTTCGGCTAAGAACTTTTACCTGGAAATTGATTACTTTGCTGTGGGTTCCAGCTCTCAAAAAGTGTATTCTAAGTGGTTTGAAGGAAACTCTGCATATAACGGTTTGTATATAGATCGTACTTATAACCACGGAACCACAGGAAATATCACAGTAACGGGTACTTTATCCGATGCAACAGGTTCGATTGTCGTTGAATCTTTCGAAGTGAGAGAAATAGCTTAAAAAATATCCTATTTATGCTATACTCTTGTTGAGGAGGGATGGAACATGACGGATGAACTAGAATTATTTTTAACTGATAAATTCGGAGAAAACAACGAGGATTACTTGAACGACCAACCACCAACTGAAGAACGCAAAAATTAAGCACATTAACTTTAAGTTAGTGTGTTTTTTAATGCACACTTGGAGAAAAAAGCGTCGTAACAGGGAGGTGGAATTATGACGACTTGGAACGGAGCATTACAAGTTCGATATCCTTTATTCAAATTATACGATTACAAAAAGAACAACGGAACAATAGAGCACTTGGGAGTTAGCAACCTTCAATTACACAAAGAAGAAAGTGGAACGCTGACACCCATCACAGGAGCGCTCACGACCAACACAGCGAAGTTTATCACTTACAAGAACAGAAGTATCCAAGATTCAGTTTTAATCGCTGACGGTGGCAAATTGAAGGTCTACAACGGTACTTCAGTGGCAGAGGTTACACCACATGCACCAACTACCGATGAACAGACTAATCCAGGATTAAATGACTTAGCGAACCTAACCAACTTCCGTACATTCGCACTCAAAAAAGACAGAGTCTTTGCTGCAGCTCACCCGACTATTAAGAATCGTGTGAGTTTTTCTTATTTTGACCCGTATTTAGGATATGCGGTGTACGATTACTTCCCGGCTATTTACTTCTTTGACGTAGCGACAGAGGATAACGACGAAATCACAGAGTTAAAAGTATTCCGTAATGTGCTGATGATCTTCTGTAAAAAGAGCGTATGGGCGTTAAAAGGGGATGGGGCAACGTTAGCCGACTTAGAACTCATTAAAGTAAACGTGCCGAATGGGTGCATTGCGCCAAACAGTGTGCAAGAAGTGGGGAATAACCTGTTTTATTTGGGTGATGACCATGTTTACAGTCTATTTGCATCCGAGCAAGAGTTTGTATCAGCGCAAATCATGAGTAATAAGGTGCAACCTATCCTCAAGAGTATTGGATTATCTGACAAGGCGCTGGCATCGTCTATTTTTTATGACAACAAATATTTTCTTAGCTTTCCAAGCGGTTTAACTCTTGTTTACGATATTACACTTGAATCATGGACTAAATATACCAATATCCAAGCTAACTCCTTCCTGGTTCGGGATGGAGTTTTATATTTTTCCACGAATACTGGTTATATCTATCGGTTCAATGAAAACAAGTATTCCGATGATGGAGATCCGATTAGCTTCTTAATGAAAACGAAGTTAATTGATTTGGATTCACCCGTAAATATAAAGAAGTTTAGACGAATGTGGGTACTGTCGAAACAATGGGACAACTATAACACCAGTTTTGATTTAAATGTCTTAATCGACCAGTTCCAACTGACGGATATTCCTGGGCTTACGGGCGTTGGTGCAAGTGGGGAAGCCGTATGGGATTCTGCTATATGGGATGAAGCTACATGGGATTTCGCAGAAACTACTCAAAACCAATTAAAGCTAG